GCTAAAGAAGGTTTTGCCGTGCTGGCTACGATAGTGTTAGGGTGTGTCCCGATCTCCATAAGTCGGACGCGTGGCATTCGAGATCCTGCCCGGGTGGCTCACGATAGTGCTAACAAAGTTGAACGAGTTACTAATAAAGTTTTTGTTTGTTATTTTTGTGTGTGTAAAAACACACGTTTGCATAGATAGCCGGAGGTGCGTAAGCAAGTAAGGGTCTATATGATGTCCTTGGGAAGAACATAAGAGGTCCAGTCTGTGCAGACACATTATTATTTCGTGTAGGCTATTACACGTTAAACTTTAGGCCGATATTCTTTAGTGCATGGACGTAGATTCCAATCAAGTAACAGGAAAATGTTTGCACAGAAGACGTATGACAGCTGTAAAACGCAAGCGTGAGCGGTATGATTGACTGTGTATTTGAATTACTGTAATTGGGAGGATTTTGCCATCCATTGCATCAGATCGCTATTGATCTCCTTACACGACGATGACGATAGTTGTGTATAGCCGGGTTAGGCCGGTATGTACTTCGTTAACAACCTTGTTAGGGATGGCACCCTAGCATTGTACGGCCAATCGGCATTGCCGTCAATCGCACCACATATGGAGCATTTAAAATTACAGTCTCTGGGGACTCAAAACCCAGTCTCTTTGAAAGTTTCTAAGTTTGTTAAGGAGCAGTATGCTAGCTCTTTACAGAACGGGAGTAAGAAGGATAAGGCGGTATTTTTAAAATTGTCCCAGGCGGAAAAGCGAGCATGGCGGGATGCTTTACAGCGCCACATTGCTACTATTAAGCAGCGATGTGCGCGAAGGAGCTTTACACACAGACCTAAGGGATTGAGTAGGCACCGGGTTGCTAGGTTGTCTGCTCAAGAAGAGCAGCTAGTTAAGCTGCTTGGATCACGTGTGGAATTGCAGAGCGGAGCCTCGGTAGCAGCGGTTGCCGGGGTTGCGGCCTCGATGTCTGTGTTGTCTTTATGTAAACAGGTATCAAGTACTGCAGAGAAAGCAGGATCACTTATGGACGATGTGAAAGGGATTGTCGAGAAGTTGATAGAGTCCCTCAAGTCTTTGGGTGGTTTTGCATGGAAGGTTGCGTTAGCAGCTTTTGTATTTTGGTTATGCCAAGAACATGATTTGGGCGTCGTCGCTTCGGTTTTAGTATCAGTGGTCGTATACCATGTGCCTAGTCTGAAGGATTGGTTGTCCGGAATCGGCGGTGTTAAGCTGCAGTCTGGTGTTGAAATGGTTTCGAAATTGACGTCCATGATTCTCACTTGCTGGTGTCCAGGAAAGGACTTTAGAAGTGTGTCGGGCGAATTTACAAAGCGCGTTTCCAATTTTCCTCGTACCAGTGATGGTTTGGAGAAATTCATGAAGGAGATTTTGTCCATTGTCGAGCAGATGGTTAACTTTGTGCTGTCTAAGTTTGGCAAGGGCGAGATTAATCTTTCCCAGCAGGCTGGTTTGATGGCCAGGTGGCGTAGGAAGACTCTTGACCATTTGCAGTGGATGGCTTCTAATCCAGTTTTGGAATTGGCCAAGCTACGCGAGATTCGTGAGCATTATTTGGAGGGCTTTGGCTTTCTTCAAGTTTTGCACACACCAGAGGCCCGCAGAGAAGTAACTTTGTGGACCGATAAGCTTGGGATGGCCTTGAAGCCTCATGAGGGAGCATTGTCAGCTTCAAGCAACGTCAGACCTATGCCTTACATGGCTATGTTTGGCGGCGGCTCCGGTGTTGGAAAGACCAGTTTGCTGCGTTATATGGCTACTATTACATTGTGGCTATCCGGTGAGGTTTCCGCAAAGGATGCGTTGGCAAACCTATGGCAGAAAGGAACCACCGAGTATTGGAATGGTTATGTTGGCCAGAAGTGTTTGGTTATGGATGACGCCTTTCAGGTGAGAGGCGTTGCCGGCGCTAGTGACTCTGAGGCTATGCAGGTTATTCGCGCAGTAGGCAATTGGAGTTACCCTTTGAATTTCGCAGACGTGGAGAGTAAGGGCAAATTCTATTTGAATACGCCTTTGATCGTGGGTACTACCAATGAGAAGAATATTAAGTCTGCTTGGGCTGAATACATTACGGCCCCAGAAGCTGTGGTTAGGCGTTTTCAATCCGCTTTTTGGGTGGAAGTTTCGCCCGAGTATGCAGTTGATGGCAGGTTTGACTATGAGCGTGTTACGAGCATGGTTTCTGCCAATGTTGCCGATTTAGTTCGGCGACAAGCAGCCGACGAGGAGCTGACTTTTGAGGACATTATGGGAGCCATTCCTTGGGACGCATGGGTTTTATACCCACACCGTTTTGATACAGGAAGCGTTACGTCTCTAAAAGATGTTCGAGGCTTGCGAGGCGTTGTTATGGATGCGGCTTCGACCATTAAGCGCCGTAAGGAGAAGAATGACAAAGAGGTTTCTGATATACAGGCCTTACTTGACATGTTGTCTTCAGTACCTAAACCCGTCGAGTTTCAATCTGGGGTTTCGCCTACACCCGATATAGCTTCAATGCTACAGTCGAAATTGGTGGACTCCGGGCCTGATGATGGAATTAAGGTGACGTTTGATGTTCCTTTTGATATGCCTCAGGGCAAGTTGGATGTGATTGAGCTTCTTGTTGAGCAGGCAATCCAACAGCGACAGATAGAGGAGATGGGCACGTTGAAGAAAAGATTTGGAGGTCCAATGGTTGCTTTTGACCGGGATCCGCCGAATCCTCCTAACCAAGCACATGCAAGTGCGGTAGACAGATTGGATACATTGCAGCAGCGTAGCGGCTCTAATTTTTGGGACGTTATTTGTACCATGGTCCATACGGCAGCAGAGTGGGTGAGATCTTTTGCCGCTCGCTTTGCGCCCCCTTTGGCAGGTGTTTCTCAGAGGCTTGGAGATTTGAGCCTTTTGACGCTTACAGCAGCAGCCTTTTCCAGTTTCATATACTTAGCAGTCAATGCCGTTATGACATCGTGGAGCCTTATTAAGGCAGGGTTAGCTGCTATGGGCTTGGGCTTTTCGAAGGTGAAGACCCAAAGCAATGAGGGCAAGGCCGTCGCTAAGAAGGGCAAGGATTTTGTGTTTGCGACACCCGTTGAGGTATTTGACCGCATCGCATTGCAAGCTGGAGCG